GGAGATTTCAAGATACTGGTACTTACATTCATTCAAATGCTGACGGAGATTTAGATGTAGTTTCTGACGGTACAGCAGTTGACTCTATTAATTTAGAATCTGCTGGTGGTATTACACTTGATGCAGGTACAGCTGGAAGTGGTATTGTTTATGAAGATGATGGCACTGAAATGGCTCGTATTCATAATTCATCTAGCGATGTAATTTTAGAAACTAAAGTTTCAGATAAAGATTTTTTAATTAAAGGTAATGATGGTGGCTCAACTGTTACAGCATTAACTTTAGATATGTCTGCAGCAGGTGCAGCAACATTTAATGATAAAATAATTGCAACTGAATTAGATATTTCAGGCAATATGGATATTGATGGTACATCTAATTTAGATGCTGTTGATATTGATGGCGCAGTTCAATTAGATGCAACACTTACAGTTGGTGCAGATGATCAAGGATATGATGTAAAATTATTTGGAGACACAGCAAGTGCATACATGCTGTGGGATACTTCAGCAGATGATTTAATATTAGGTGGAGCAGCAGGACTTATTGTACCTGATGGTCAATTTACATTAGGGAGCACAGCAGTTAGTGCAACAGCAGCAGAAATTAATTTAATAGATGGTGGTACTGCACGAGGTACTACAGCAGTTGCAGATGGAGATGGCTTACTTGTAAATGATGCTGGCACAATGAGAATGACTAATGTCACAACATTAAAAACATATTTTCAAAGTGGTGTTGGTATAGCAGCAGACGATATTTCAGCTGGGGATGGAGCAGTTACTTTATCAACTTCATCTGGAAACATTACAATTGATGCTACAGCTGGTGATACAGATATTATATTTAAAGGAACAGATAGTAGTTCAGATATTACAGCATTAACATTAGATATGTCAGATGCAGGTACTGCAATATTTAATAATGATGTATCTTTAGATTCTGATTCAGCAGTTTTAAAATTTGGTGATGATCAAGACGTTACACTTACTCATACAGATGGAACAGGTTTAACTTTAAACTCAACAAGTAAACTTACATTTGGTGACGCAGCAACATTTATTAATCAATCTTCTGATGGTGTAATGACTGTCGCTGGAGAGGCAACAATAGATCTTACGGCATCTACTGCTGTTTTAGTTAGTAATGATTTAAAATTAGATAGTGATTCTGCTGTACTAGGATTTGGTGCTGACAATGATACAACATTAACTCACACAGATGGAACAGGATTAACTTTAAACTCAACTAATAAATTAACATTTAATGATACAGGAACTTATGTAGGTTCAAATGCAGATGGAGATTTAGACGTTGTATCTGATGGTACAGCTGTTGATTCTATTAATATAGAATCTGCTGGTGGAATTACTTTAGACGCTGGAACAGCTGCTAGTGGAATTATTTATGAAGATGATGGAACAGAAATGCTTCGTATACATAATTCTTCTAGTGATGTTATTGTAGAAGCTAAAGTTCAAGATAAAGATATTATATTTAAAGGTGACGATGGTGGATCAGGTGTTACAGCTTTAACTTTAGATATGTCAAATGCAGGAGCGGCAATATTTAGTGCGGCTGCTTATAATGCAGAAGCAACACTTACAGATGGATCTACTCCTTCTTGGAATGCAATAACACAACCTGTTGCTAAAATAACTATAGCAGGGAACAGAACAATTGGTGCAGCTTCTGGCGGAGTTGCAGGTGCTTTTATTTCATTATTAATTATTCAAGACGGGACAGGGAGCAGGACTATGACATGGAACGCTGCGTATGAATTTGCTAGTGACACAGCTCCAACGTTAACAACAACAGCTAACCTTGGAGATCTTTTTGTATTTAGATACAATGGAAGTAAATGGTTAGAAGTAGGGAGGAATTTAGCATTAACGCTAAGTTAATATTATGTTTGCATTAGTAGAAGACGGATCAATAACAAAATTTTTAAGTGGTAACAAAGGTATTACTATTGGAGATAATCAATATCCAAAAGCTATATTTACTTTATGGACTAAGTCTGAAAGGGAAGCTATTGGTATCTATGAAGTAGAAATGGATTATTCTAAAAGAAAAGATGAAAAGTGGTATATCAATACTAACGTAACATATTCATTTGGAAGTGGTAAAGTTACTGGTTCGTATGGAGATGCTACAGCTAAAGCTCATGCTGATACTTTATTTACTGCTCAAGATGAAACAGATGGTTTAGGTACTGAGGGTGATGTTAAAATTGAAGGTTTAAAAACAAAATTAATTAAAAATGTTAAAGCACAAGCTAATGGTTTATTATCACAGACCGATTGGTACGTAACACGTAAGTCCGAAAAATCAACGGCAATACCTAGTAATATTACAACATGGAGAAATGGCATTCGTTCTAAACAAGCAGCTATGGAAACATCTATAACTAACGCAAGTGATACACCAGCTCTTGAGACTTTATATACTTATGTAAATACAGCTGATGAAGGGGATCCAGAAGTTATTGAAAGACCATTAGGAGAGTTCCCAGAATTAGGATCTTAACATGCCTTTTATTCTTGGAGCAAATACATTATCAACTGGAGCATACGAAGTAGCCAACTCTGTTAGGTTTAATGGAGCAGATTCACCAGCACTAAAAAGAAATAGTATGGGAACTGCAACTAACAGAAAAAAATGGACACTTTCAATGTGGGTAAAACGATCTACAACAGATCAAAGAATGTTAGCTTCTTTTGATGGTGCGGCTTCTTATTTTCAATTTCAAAGTGGTGGACAACTTGAAGTCAATGATGTTCCAGGAAGTAGTTTTAATTATAGACTTGTAACAGATGCAGTTTATAGAGATGTTTCAGCATGGATGCACATTGTGGTTGCTTATGACAGTACACAAGGAACTGATACTAATAGACTTAAATTATATGTAAATGGTGCACAACCAACTTTAGAAACCGCTACTTATCCAGATCAAAATTTTGAATCTGAAGTAAATAGCACAGGAAGTCATAAATACGGAAGTTATGATGATAGCGCTGATTATGCTTTTAATGGTTATTTTGCTGAAATAGTTTTTATAGATGGAACTCAATATGCAGCTTCAGACTTTGGAGAATTTGATGAAGATTCGCCACAAATTTGGAAACCAAAAAAAGTATCAGGATTAACTTTTGGTACGAATGGACATTATTTAGATTTTGAAGATAGTAGTAACTTGGGTAATGACAAAAACGGTGGAACAGATTTTGATGAGAATAATATAGCCGCAACAGACCAAAGTACGGATACCTGCACAAATAATTTCTGCACAATGAACAGTTTAGTTAATAGTTATAGTACAAATGTAACATTTAGTGAGGGAAATTTAAAGTGTACGCATCCTGGAGTTTGGGGTGGAGTTCCAGGAACTATGGGTGTTCAAAATGGTCGTTGGTATTGGGAAGTAAAAGTAACGACAGGAAATAGTGCAAACGCATTTACTGGAATTGTTGCTGAAGATGTTGATTATTTAGACGCTACAGTTTATGACGAAACAGGATTACTTTTATATTTTGTAGATGGAAGAAAAACAGTTGATGGTTCGGATACAGAAAGTTTTTTTGATAGTTTAGCAACAGACGATATAGTTGGAGTTCATTTAGATTTAGATAGTAGCACTAAACAAGTCACATTTACAAAAAATGGAAGTACATCTGGAAGTGCGGTTAATTTAACAGCAAATCATACTGGTAAATTTGTTCTTCCTGTATCCATAGGAAATAGCAGTAGTGCAACTGCAAATTGGGAATTTAACTTTGGCTCACCTTCATACAGTATTTCATCAGGGAACGCAGATGATAATGGGTATGGTAATTTCGAATACCCTCCCAACATTTCAACAACAAAGTATTATGCACTATGTACTAAAAACCTAGCGGAGTTTGGATAATGGCTTATACAACAATAGACAATCCAGAATTATATTTTCAAGTTAAAATCTGGACCGGAACAGGAAGTTCTAATGCTCTTACTTTAGATGGTGATGAAGATATGCAACCTGACTGGGTGATGATAAAGCAAAGATCAGGCACTCAACAATGGAATGGTTATGATGTTGTTAGAGGAGTTCAAAAATATATAGGTTGGAATACAGGTATTTTAGAAAACACACAAGCACAAGGGTTAACAGCATTTGGTTCTAATGGGTTTACAGTTGGAACTGACGATATGGTTAATGGAAGCTCAGAAACCTATGTTGCTTATTGCTGGAAAGCTGGAACATCATTTACAAATGATGCTAGTGCAACAAGTGTTGGAAATACAGATAGTTCTGGAAGTGCATCTTCTACTGCTGGATTTTCAATTGCTAAATGGGTTGGTGTTGGTGCTTCTCTTGATATTCAAGTTAAACATGGTTTAAGTGCAGTTCCTGCTGTAATGATTACAAAAAATATAGAAGAAGGAGGTGCTGGAAATCATTGGGCAGTATATCATCATAAAAATACTTCAGCACCAGAAACAGATTATTTAAAGTTAAGTGATAATGTTGCAACAACGGATGAAGCAACTGTATGGGCAGACACCGCACCTACTTCGACAGTTTTTACCGCTGGAGATTTTTCAGGTTCTAACCGAGCAAACGATGATTTTGTTGGATATTTTTGGAATGAAGTTCAAGGTTTTAGTAAGTTTGGTACCTATACAGGAAATGCATCAACTGATGGAACATTTGTTTACACAGGATTTAGACCAGCTTGGGTTATGGTTAAATTAACAAGTGGTACTGATAATTGGAACATTGTGGATAATAAAAGAGAACCATCTAATGTTGCTGATAATACAATGAGAGCAAATTTAAATAATGCTGAATATACAGGAACAGCTTATGGGGTTGATATATTATCCAATGGTTTTAAATTAAGAACAACAGATGGTAATTTTAATGGTGATGGTTCAACATATGTTTTCTTGGCTTTTGCAGAACAACCATTCGTAAATTCAAATGGAGTACCAGCTAACGCGAGATAATTATGTTACAAAAATTAAAATTTCAACCTGGATTTAATAAACAAGTTACAGCAACTGGTGGTGAAGGCCAATGGGTTAGTGGTGATTATGTTAGATTTAGATATGGTTCACCTGAAAAAATAGGTGGTTGGGCACAGTTAGGTGATGTAACTTTAACTGGTAGAAGCACAGCATTACACCATTTTGTTAATGCATCTGGTATTAAGTATGCAGCTCTTGGTACAAATAGAATGTTATATGTATACTCTGGAGGTGCATTTTATGACATTACTCCTATTAAAACCACAACAACATTAACAAATGCGTTTACAACAACACAAAGCGATGCAACAGTTACGATTACGTTTGCATCTGCTCATGGTATTTCTAAAAATGATATTGTTTTATTAGATAATTTTACTGCTATTACTAATTCTAATTTTAGTTCTGGTGATTTTGATGATAAAACTTTTATGGTAACATCAATTCCAACTTCAACAACTATTACTATTGAAATGGGATCAGCTGAATCTGGATCAGGAGCATCTACTTCTGGTGGAATAAGAGTTCAACATTATTATCCAATTGGTCCTGCAACTGAGGCATCAGCCGCTGGTTGGGGTCTTGGATTATGGGGTGGTACTGTAGCTGGAGAAGTTTTTGATACTTTAGATGGGGCATTAACTTCAAGTTCATCAAG